GATGTGTTCTACGCCGAGCCGCAGCGGGAGAGCCCGCGATGGTCCGAGGAGAAGGGGCTCGTCGTGCGCCGCCAGTCGAACCCCCGCGAAGCCACGGTCGAGGCGCATGGACTGGTGGATGGGCAGCCGACCGCGAGCCACTTCGCCCTGCGCATCTACGATGACGTCGTGACGCTCGAATCCGTGTCGACGCCCGAGCAAGTCGAGAAAACGACCGCCGCCCATGCCCTATCCGACAACCTTGGGGCGCGATCGGGGCCCTTGGGGCTCAAGCGGGCATGGCACGTCGGCACCCGCTACAAGTATTCGGACACCTACCAATCCCTGATCGACCGGAAGGTGCTGAAACCCCGGATCTACCCGGCCACCGAGGACGGGACGCCGACCGGGAACCCCGTCTTTCTCACGAAGGCGCAGCTTGACGAGGCGCGCAGGCAGCAACCGTCGGCCATCTTCGCCGCGCAGATGTTGATGAACCCGTCGGCCGGGACCGAGGCGATGTTCCGCAAGGAGTGGCTCCGATTCACCGACATTCGCCCGTCCACGCTGAACGTCTACATCATGTGCGACCCGGCATCGAGCCGGAAGAAGGGCTCCGACCGCACCGCGATGCTTGTGGTGGGGATCGACGCGGGACGCAACAAGTATCTGCTTGACGGCTACATTCACAAGATGGGGCTCGCCGAGCGATGGCAGCGGTTCCGGGACTTGCATCGAGTCTGGTCCGCGATGCCGGGCGTCCAGATCGTCAAGATGGGATACGAGCGGTTCGGGATGCGCGATGCGATGGAACACTTCGAGGAGCGGATGCTTGTCGAGGGGTCCGGCTTCGAGATCCTCGAACTGGCATGGCCGAGCGAGGGCGGGAACGCGAAATACGACCGGATTCAGCGGCTCGAACCTGACTTTCGCATGGGCAAGTGGTATTTCGCGGCGTCGTTCGAGGACGAGACGAAGGCGCAGCGGGGCGTCCGGGAGTCGGGGCAGGCGTATCGGATCTTCGAGCCCGTGCGGCGGAAGGATCACGAAGGCAACATCTACTCCCTGAATAAGATCCTGTTCGACGAGTATGTGCCGTATCCCTACTCGGCGAAGGACGATGGGCTCGATTGCCTGTCGCGGATCTATGACATGGACCCTGCGCCCCCGGTGCTGATCGACCGGGAGTCGCTCGAACCGGAAACCTTCGTGGATGGGGCGTGATGGGGAATTTCTACGCTCCGAAGCTCGCCAAGAACGTGCCGGAGTGCTTCCCCAACGCTACGGTGTTCGGCCGGTGGCGGGAGATGGCGCGCAGCCAGAATGCGGTGGGGGAGAGCGGTTACTGCACGGATTGCACCCCGGAGTATCAGCGGGAGATGTTGGGGTTGGCGCGTTGCCGGTTCCCGAGGACGACGTTCACCTACGACGAGGACGGCTTCGTGGCGGGGCGTCGGCATGTGGAGGATCGGCGGGTGGCGCGGATCGAGATCAAGGCGCGGGGCGGAGTGCGCGGCCGCGTCATCGTGATCGCTGTTTCCCCTGACCGGGGTGAGCAGGCGATACCATCGCACGGAGAAAATGAGCCATGAAACCAAAGATGCCGAGTTCTGTTCCGACGAGTTCTGTGCCGACGGCTGCCGGTGCGTCCAAGGGTGCCGCGAAGCCCGTCGTCAAGACCAAGCCCGTCGCAGCGGTCTTGCCCCCGAAGCCGGTGGGGAAGGTCGCGCCGCCGAAGCCGATGCCGAACAACAAGCTCCCGCCGAACACGCGCCACAAGGCGGGGAAGCGCGGGATGAAGTGACGTGAATGAGCGAACCTCCCACCGTTTACATCTGCATGAACCTGCGGGCGATCTCTGCGCCGTTCAACGCGGGGGAGACGGTCGAGTTGAAGTTCGATATTCCGGCTTGTGGTGAGTTCGCGGATGGGGGTGAGTTGCGGGCGCGGATTCGGGCGTCGGACGCCTCGAAGTGGATGCTAGGCGACCACTACAACATCCGGATCAAGCGGGCGACGTAGGAGAGTGGGATGGCCGATCAGCGGGTGAAGGTGACGGTGCGGGATTGGGCGACCGAATGCGCGATGGCGGATGCGCAGGACATGCTCGATTCGCCCTACCGGGGCGTGGTGGCGGTCGAGAACGCGCAGAGCCCGGTGGTCTACCAATTCAGCAATGGCCGGCGCTTCCGGGACTCGAAGAAGAAGCCGGGGGTCGACTGATGGATCTCGGTGAGCGAGCGGTCTACTTGAGCAAGGACGAGTTGCTCGCCCTGCTTGGGCAATGCCCGCCGGAGTCGCAGTTCTGGATCAACTCGATTGGTGGGATCTCGGTGATGGATGCCGAGGGGAAGTTCGTAGGCCAGATCGCGTTGCGCTACACCCCGGCGGGGGCGACGTTCGCCCTGCTGTGGAACAGCGAGCCGGCGCGGGAAGGGCCGGATCTGTTCGCATGACGACGGCGCGCAGTTCGTTGGGCGACTACGAGGCGCTGCCGGAGCCGATCAAGCTCGTCTACACCTACGAGGAGTGGATGTGGTTGTCGGATCAGGAGAAAACGTCGCTTGTTTCACGGGAAACATCAACCGAGGAGGGGCGGTATGAGGATTGAAGTGTGGCAGGGGAAGGCGGGCAAGTGGTTTTGGCACTTCCGGCAGCGCGGGGGCAAGGTCACGGCGGACGCACAGCCGTTCCCGTCGAAGGGCAATGCCATCCGGGCCGCGAAGGGCGTCGTGCGCGCGACCATCAAGGCTTCCGGCCTGCGTGGTTACACGCTGCACTTCCTTCCCATCGAGGGTGACGGGATCACGCTCATCAGTTGGTGGGTGGCATGAATCACGCCCTCTGCCTTGCGCTGAACCGGGCCGGGCGCTTTCACCCGGCGCGCGCGCTCGGGTTCGAGGCGTGGTTCCGCGCCAACGTCTACGACAGCCGGACGCGCAAGCTGAAAGGCTCGAAGCCGGTCCTTCTCCACCCAACCCAACTGCACGATCTCAAGGGGTAACACATGGATGCCGGCTCTCTGCTCTACCTGTTCATCGAACTGATCCTGATCGGATGCGCGTTCGGGCTTGCCCTGTTCATTGTCGGGGTGCTGCCCATCCCCGAGCCGTTCAAGGGGTGGCTCCGGATCGCGGTCATGGTGGTGGGGGCGCTGTTCCTGCTGTTCTGGATCGTGTCGTTGCTTGGCGGCGCGCACCATCCGCTGTTGCTGCGGAGGTAGTCATGTCCGAGATCATCGTCGCCACCGATGCCGACTTCCGGCAGGAACTCGAAGCGAAGGCGATGTCCGACTCGATCGGCCCGCTTCTGGCAACGCACTACCCCGGCTATCGGTGGCGGGTCGAGCCGGACGTGAAGAACGGGATCGTCGACATCCGCTGCGAACACACCAACTGCAAGTTCGGCTACACGCTGATCCCGTCCCTGTATTTTTCCGAGACGCAATGGCGGGCGGCGATAATCAAGGCCGGCGGAGAGATCCTTGAACGCTTCAACATGAGCCGGCGCGGGTTCGATGCGGTCGATTTCCTGACCCGGAAGCGCGATCACGCCGGCCTCATTCACCCGGACCTGTGACATGCCCGATAACGAACACCCGCTCGACAATCAGGATCAGACCAACGTCGCCGTGCAGGCGTCGGGGCCGCTATCCGACGACGAGGCGCTGCGCCTGTCGCGCGAGGCGTTCAATACCTCGACCACCTACTTCGACACCGCGATTCGCTCGGGACTGGTGAACGACCTTCGCCAGTTCCAAGGCTTGCACCCGCAGGGGTCGAAGTATCTGTCCGAGGGCTACCGGGCGCGGTCCCGGTTCTTCCGCCCCAAGACCCGGTCGGCGGTGCGGAAGAACGAAGCGATTGCCGCCGAGGCGTTCTTCTCGACCGCCGATGTCGTCTCGATCAAGCCGCACGACGACGATGATCCGATGCAGCGCGCGAGTGCCGACGTCCTCAAGGAACTCGTCCAATACCGGCTCAAGCACTCGATTCCGTGGTTCCTGATCGCCTCGGGCGCGTATCAGGACGCGCAAGTGCAGGGCATCGTCTGCTCCTACCAGTTTTGGGAGTTCAACTCGAAGAAGGGGCTCGACCGGCCGCAGATCAAGCTCAAGCCGCTCGAAAACATCCGCTTCGACCCTTCCTGCGACTGGTATGACCCGGTCGGGACGTCGCCTTACTTCATCGAGATGATCCCGATGTATGTGAAGGACGTCAAAGCCCGGATGATGACGATCGACCACACCGGGCAACCGAAGTGGAAGATGGTTCACCCGTCGGATCTGCTCAAGGCGACGACGATGTATTCCGACGTCGTCCGGTTGCAGCGGGAACAGGGCCGGATGGACCCCCGGACGATCAGTTCCGCGATCGGCGACTACTCGATCGTGTGGGTGCATCGCAACATCATGGAGATCGACGGCGAGGACTACGTCTTTCACACCCTCGGCACCCTCTCGATGCTCGACGACCCGAAACCGCTGCGGGAGGTCTACTTCCACGGTCGCCGGCCGTATGTGATCGGGTTCTCGGTGATCGAGACGCACCGGAACTACCCGTCCGGCCCGGTCCGGCTGACGTCGCAGATCCAAGGCGAGTTGAACACCAATGCGAATCAGCGCATGGACAACGTCGCCTTCGCCATGAACAAGCGGTATTTCGTGAAGCGGACGGCCCAAGTCGACCTTCGCTCGCTGCAACGGAACACCCCCTCCTCCTCGACCCTGATGAACGACCCCGAATCCGACGTGAAGATCGTCGAGACGGCGGACGTGACGGGCTCGGCGTATCAGGAACAGGACCGGCTCAACCTCGACTTTGACGATCTGATGGGCTCGTTCTCGCAGGCGAGCGTCCAAGCCAACCGGAAACTGAACGAAACGGTCGGCGGGATGAACATCCTGACGAAAGACGCCTCGCAAGTCACCGGATACCAACTCCGGACGTTCGCCGAGACGTGGATGGAACCTGTTCTTGAGCAACTGGTTCTCCTCGAACAGAAGTATGAGGAGGACGAGATCGTTCTCGCTCTGGCAGGGAAAAAGGCGCAGCTTTTCCAGAAATTCGGGATCGACGCGATAACCGACGATCTGCTGATGCAAAACCTCACCGTGGACGTCAACGTGGGGATCGGCGCGACCAACCCGCATGACCAGTTGCAGAACTTCATTCAGGGCATGACCGCGTTCAAGGAGATGGTCGCCGACGGCGTCCTGATCCAATACGGGGTCGACGTGAAGGAGATTCAGCGCGAGATCATGGGCAAGCTCGGCTACAAGGACGGGAAGCGGTTCTTCCCGGACGACGGCGGCGACCCGCGCGTGTCGGCCCTCCTGCAACAGATTCAGGCATTGAAGCAGGCGCTCGACGCGAAGGAACCGCCGGAAGTCATCGCGGCCAAAGTCGAAAAGCTCCAAGCCGAGACGAAGCGGATCAAGGGGCAGGCGGTCAAGGAAGGCGTCGAGGCGCAGTTCTCGGCTGTCCAGACCGCCGAGGTCATCGCGGCCGTGCCGCAAGTCTCCCCGGTGGCCGACGCGGTCCTGCAAGGGGCCGGCTACCAGACCCCGAACCCGGCCGGCGTCGATCCGAACCTCCCGCAAGGCGCGGGCGGCGAGGGGCTGTCGGTGCAGGGCGTCATCAACAAGCGGACCGGCGTCGGGTTCACGCCGCCGGCCGGGCCGGGCGCGGTTGTCCCGGCACAGCAGAACACCAGTCCGGGCTCCCCGCCCATCCCCGCGCAGCCGGCCTCGCCCGCAGTTGGGTTGGGGAAGGGCAGCGAAACCATGCGTCCCGATAGCCAAGGAGTCTGACCATGCCCGATCCCGTTGTTCTGGACCGCGATGCACCCTACGCCACCATCACCGGAGACGAGCAAGGCCGCGTCTATGAGCAGGATGGCAACTACTTCACCGCCTCCGGAGCCCTGTGGTCCGAGCCGGCGGGAATCGACACCCTCTACGTCCTCGGCCGGCGCGAGTTCGGCAAGGGCGGCCTCGAATACGTCGCCGCGAACACGCTGTCGCAGGATGTCGATGTCACCGATGCGTCGGTCATCGCCGCGCTCGGCTACACCCCGGCCGACGCGGCGGCGCTCGGCACCGCAGCGGCAGCGGCCGCGACCGACTTCGCCACGGCGGCCCAAGGCACCAAGGCGGACAACGCGCTGCCGAAGGCCGGCGGCACCCTGACCGGGCAAGTCGACGGCACCATCATCTCGGCCTCGACCGGCCTGATCCTGCCCAAAGGCACCGGCAGGGGCATCAAGTTGGACGTCGCGGCCCCGACCTTCCCGTGGAAGGATCTGATCGGCGACGTCTCCCCGAAGTTCTCGGGCGTCGGGGCCCCGGTGCGCGCCGCCTTCCGTGGCGGCAGCGTGGCGAACTGGTTCTACGCCGCGAACGATCTGCTCGACCTGATCTTCCACGTCCCGCACGACTACCTGCCCGGCTCCGACCTGTTCATCCATCTGCATTGGGGCCACAACGGGACGGCCATCAGCGGCAGCTTGGGGGTCGACTTCCACACCACCTACGCCAAGGGCCACAACCAAGCCAATTTCGGGGCCGAGATCACGGCGGCGCTCTCTGTCAGCACCCCGGACATCGCCACCGTCCCGCAATACCGGCATCGCGTCGATGAGATCCAGTTGTCGGCCGCGAGCCCGACGGCGGGACAACTCGACACCGACGACATCGAGGTGGACGGCCTGATCCTCATCACGGCGGTCGTTACCGCCATCCCGACGATCACGGGCGGAACCACCAACAAGCCGGCCTTCTTCACCGCCGACATCCACTACCAGTCCACCGGGGTCGGCACGAAGAACCGCGCGCCGAACTTCTACTCCTGATCGTGACCGAGTCCTTCGATAACCTCGACGACGCGCTAGAGCAACAGCGCGTCGAACGGGAGCAAGCCGAGGCCGAGGCGCGGGTTCACACGCTCTCGAAGATCATCGACCTTGGCTTCGCCGTGCAGCAGTTCATCGACGGCGAACTCGGCCGGCGGTTGGAGAAGGATGCCCGGTTGGAACGGATCGAGTTGACCGAACGCTACGTCATGCTCGATCCGGACGACCCGGCGGAACTCAAGGAGATGCGGACCATCCGCTTCCGCATCAACGTGCTGAACGCATGGCAGGAGTTCTTTGCGACCTACATCCGCAACGGTGAGGCGGCCCGGCAACAACTCGGCGAGACGGAGCAGACCGATTGAAATGCCTCGTCTGCAACTGCGAGACGATGCCGGCGGGATCGGTCGACTTCAACAAGACATGCGAGGATCACAAGCATCTGCGGCCGCTGTTCCCGCGCTCGGGGCACGACATCGAGTATCGCCGCTGCCTCGGCTGCGGCTTCGTGTTCGCGCCGGAGATGTGCGCATGGCCGAAGGAACGGTTCACGGCCGAGATCTACAACGAGCAGTATGGGCTCGCGGACCCGGACTACCTCGACACGCGGCCGCGCAACAACGCGCTGTGGCTCGGCCGGCAGTTCGCCTCGGTGCGGGACCGGATCACCCATCTCGACTACGGCGGGGGCAACGGCAAGCTCTCCGAGTTGATGCGATTGGTCGGCTTCGACTCCGACTCATGGGATCCGATGCTCGATCCGCTGTCGTTTGGACGCAAGGTCAATCTGGTGACGGCCTTCGAGGTCGTCGAACACGCGCCCGACCCGATGGCGCTGCGCGCGGACATCCTTCGGCATTTGCTGCCCGACGGCGCGCTCATCTTCTCGACCCTCACTTCCGACCATGCCGGGAACCATTGGCTACCGTCGGAGTGGTGGTATGCAGCGCCGCGCAACGGTCACGTCTGCCTCTACACGAAGGCGGCGTTGCGCAAGCTGTTCCACCCCTATCGCGTCTACAGCATGAGCGATGGGGTCCACATGGCGATTGCTTCTTTGCCTTCGTGGCTTGAGGTATCGCTAAAATAGCCCGCACGGAGAATGACATGCCCCTGAAACCCGACGCTATCCCCACGGACGCGCCGGCCGCCGACACCCAAGGCAGCCTGCCCGACCTGAACGACCCGAACGCTTCGCTCTCCCGAGCCGATGCGATGGCCGTCATGCGCGCGCGCAGGCGCGAGTCGTTCGTTGCGGAGATGGACCCCGAGGAAGCGAAGGCATTCCTCGCCTCGGCCCCGCCGATCACGGCGGCCGAGCCGGATCCGGATGCGGATCCCGACGACGCCGTTGCCGAAGCCACGCGCAAGCAACTCGAAGCGCAATCGTCCGAGCCCGCGCCGATCGACGCCGGGGAGCAACTCGAAGCGCAGCGGGCCGAGAACCTGATCCTGTCCGACGAGGATCTCTCGAAATACATGGTCCGCGTCAAGATCAACGGCAAGGAGGAACTGCGTCCCTTGACCGAGGTCCGGGCGACGGCGCAGAAAACCGAATCGGCCGACAGGTATCTCGCTGACGCGAAGGCCCTGTTGGCAGAAGTGAAGGCGGCGCAGAGTGCGCAGCCGGCAGCATCCGCGACGACACCCATCGAGCCCGAACAAACCAATGACGGCACCGATGCGATCGACGCGGCGATCGACTCCCTGTTCCAAGGGGATGAAGCAACGGCGAAGGCCAAGTTCAGACAGGCGGTCATGGGGCGCGTCCAAGCTACCCCGAATGCCCTCCCGGACCAACTTGCCCGCCAAGTCGAGCAACGCCTCGTTCTACGGAGTGCATTGCGGCAGTTTGCGAAGGATCACAAGGACATCACCGCCGACCCGATGGCTCGGCGTGTCGCTGACACCTTCTTGCTAGAGGAAACCGGCGGAGTGCCGATCGAGCAGATCGACCCCGACCGCATTCCCGAGGTCTTGGAGGAAGCGGGACGCAAGACAAAGGATTGGCTGCGCACGATGGCCGGGATTACTCCGACGCAAGCGCGGGCAACCACCCGAGACGAAAAGCGCGCATTGAAGGCCGGCATCGACGAATTGCCCGCAGCGTCCACGCGCGCGGCATCCACCGTTCCCGCCCCGAAATCCGTGAGTGAACGCATCGCGGAAATGGCGGCAGCGCGTGGGCAGATGGTGCAACGGCCCTAACCCCACTTTTCTTCTCATCAGGAGTTACTGACATGGCCGGACAAGTATGGATGACCGCCTCCCTCGGCGGGTATATGTATTCGGAGACGCTCTCCGACGTTCTGCGCTTCGCGCTGCAACCCCTCGTCAAGTTCCGCCAGTTCGCGGACATCAAGGACGCGGCCGTGCAGGGCAAGAACAAGGGTGACACCTTTCATTGGAACGTCTATTCGGACGTCGCCAATCAGGGCACGACGCTCGCGGAAACGGCAACGATGCCCGAGACGAACTTCACGATCAGCCAAGGCACGATGACGATCGGCGAGTTCGGCAACAGCGTCCCGTTCTCCTCGAAGCTCGACGACCTGTCGAAGCAACCCGTCATGGAGATCATCGACAAGGTGCTGAAGAACGACGCGAAGAAGGCGATGGACATCGCCGCTCACGCGCAGTTCGCCGCCACCCCGCTGCGGATGATCGCCACGGGCGGCACGTCGACCGAGGCCGTTACGCTCTACACGAACGGCACCGTCACCGGCACGAACAACGTCGCGCTCGGCAAGGATCACATCAAGGCGATCGTCGACATGATGAAGGAGCGGTCGGTCCCGCCCTACGTCAACGACGACTACATCTGCCTCGCGCATCCGACGACGCTGCGGGCCCTCAAGAACGATCTCGAAACGATCAAGCAATACGTCGATCAGGGTTTCCGCATGATCCTGAACGGCGAAGTCGGTCGTTACGAGTCGACCCGGTTCGTCGAGCAGACGAACATCGCCAAGGCGTCGTGGACGAATGCCAAGTCGAACTGGGCGTTCTTCTTCGGCCAAGACACCGTCGCGGAAGGCATTGCCATCCCCGAGGAAATGCGCGGCGCGATCCCCTCCGACTTCGGCCGGAAGAAGGGCGTGGCGTGGTATTACCTCGGCGGCTTCGGCATCGTCCACACGGCTGCGGCGCAGGGCCGGATCTTCAAGTGGGACAGCGCGGCGTAAGCCTGCCCTGAACCTCCTGTCTGGTTCCTCCACGGGGGGCGGGGCTCTCCTGTCCTGCCCCCTGTTTTTTCAGGAGAACACATGGCAAGCGAATTCCTCGAAGTTCCGGGCTCGCTCCCGGATCACACGGCCGCATCGCAGCGAACGCTCAACCCGGAGAAGTCCGGGGTCAGCGCCGCCGATCTGCGGCGCGGTTTCATCGAGCATCCCGTCGAGCGCACGTCCGTTTTCTCCGAGGACACGACCGGCGAGAACCAAGTTGGCAACCCGTTCACCTACGGTGGCTTCCTCGGCCGCCCGCCGGGAACGGCACGATAAGGAGCAGCACATGAGCGATCTCATCAAGGTCGGGCCGGCGAACGGTGTCACGCCGGGCGATGACCGCGCCTATCCGAATCGCGGGACACGCTCGGGCCTTGTCGGCAAGGGCGAGCCCTACGGTGCGGACATCGGCGTGAACGCGACGAACCGCCTCGGCGGATTCAGCGCGGACAGCGACCCGATGGCGAAGGAATTCGCCGACGACGAACGGCAGACCATGCCGGGCGGGCATCAGCACAACGGCGGCCGGCGCATGTCCGGTGCCGAGTCGGATGGCATGATGGACACGACTCCGGGCGACGAAGGTATGCCCGGCGACCGCGACTGACATGCCGCTCGATCGCAGCAAGCCGTTCGGGCTCGTCTACGGGGCCGTTGACGGCAAGTCTTACGAGCAAGACGGCCGCTTCTTTTGGGCCGACGGAAGCGAATGGACCCCGCCGGCTCCGGCCGGCGAGGTTCAGGTTGCGCCGCCGGCCGCGCCGGAAGCCCCGAAACGCGGTAGACCGCCGAAGAACCCGGACCTCCCGATCAAGGTGGTGTCCCTGTGATGGATCCGCGCGAGATGGTGAAGTATGAGTTCGTGCGCTACACGCGCGGGGTCGGGCTCGACCTCGGCACGGGGCCGGCGAAGTGCTTCCCGCAATTCATCGGCGTCCGGCGCACGGACGACGAGGCATACAAGAACGCGCACGGCAAGTTCCTCGAAGTCGAACACTTCGGGGCGCTGACACAGATCGAGTCCGATCGCTGCGACTTCATCGTGGCAGCGAACATCCTGCTGTCGCAGGAGGCCCCCACGTCATGCGTCGGCGGGGTCGACTACATCGACACGATGGTTGAGTGGCTGCGGTGCATCAAGGTCGGCGGCCATCTGTGCGTGTATGAGCCGGATCCGTCGCCGAAGGCGAAGGAGATGTTGCTCCATGTCGCCAGTTGCGCCGGGTCCACCTACCCCGTTGCCGTCGTCGAACACTCTGCTTGGCATGGTGGAGGATGGTATCTGATCCTCCGCAAGCGCGAGGCAAGCGAGCATGGTTACGACGTGCCGCTCACTCACGATGCGGTCAAGCGCCCGGAGAAGTCGGTGTGCGTCGTCCGCCACGGTGGCATCGGCGACCAACTGCAAGCCGCCTTCCTGTTCCCTGAATTGAAGCGGCAGGGCTACCACCTGACCGTCCTCACGACCGAGAAGTGCCGCGACATCATCGCGCACGACCCGCACGTTGACGACTGGTTCATGGTCGATCACGACCATGTCCCGAACGTCGAACTGCCGGAGTTCTGGCGCACGGTCGCGCGCCGCTACACCAAGTTCGTGAACCTCAACGAAGCGGTCGAAGGGACGTTCCTGCCGCCGCCGGGCCGCCCGGCCCACGCATGGCCGCAGAAGCTCCGGCACAAGATGCTGAACCACAACTACGCCGAGTTCGCGGCGGAATTGGCCGGCATCCCGTTCCGCGCGGAGGGGGAGTTTCACCCGACGCCCGAGGAAGATCTGTGGGCGGACGAGTTCATTGCGAACCTGCCCGGCCAGATCCCCGGCAATACCGTCATCGGAACGCGGCCCGAGCCGCTGTTCGTGATCCTCTGGTCGCTCTCTGGCTCGTCACCGCACAAGTTCACTCCGCATCAGGACACGGTCATCAAGCGGGTGCTTGAAGGGCTGCGCCGCGCCGTTGTCGTAATGACCGGCGACATGGCTTGCCAGATCCTCGAAGTGGGTTGGGACGAGGAACCGCGCGTGGTCAGGACGTCCGGGACGCTCACGATGCGGCAGACCCTCGCTTTGGCGCGCAAGGCCAATCTCGTCGTCGGCCCGGAGACGGGCGTCCTGAATTCAGTCGCCTATGTCGAGGACGTGCGCAAGGTCGTGCTTCTCTCGCATTCGTCGATCGAGAACCTGACGAAGCATTGGGTCAACACGGCCGCGATCGAGGGGGTCGCGCCCTGCTATCCCTGCCATCAACTGCACTTCACGTCGGAGTTCTGCCCGCAGGATAAAACGACGGGCGCGGCGATCTGTCAGCAGAACGTGAATCCGAGCCTGATCTACTACCAGATCGACGCCGAATACACCGGATGGGTGCGGTCGCAAATGCTGATGAGGAGTGCCGCATGAACCTCGGCGAGTTGATCGAAACGGCGAAGGAACTGGCGGACGACTCGCGCGCGGCCGGGCTCTGGTCGAAGGATGCGCTCAAGGTCTACGCCAACGAGGCGGAGAACGAGGCAGCGCGGCGCTCGCGCCTGATCGTGGACATCGAGACGGCGAAGGACGCCAACGATGACCCGGTCTGCCACTACCCGGTCTTGAAGGGCGACTACTCGATCACCCTGCACCCGAAGATCCTGTTCGTGCGCCGGGTGAAGATCGCCTCGCAGCCGCTCGTCCTGCCTCGGGTCCACATCAAGGATCTCGATCTGCTTGCCCCCGATTGGGACTCCCACGCCGAGGGCTCCGTCGTCGCCTACTGCTCGAACTGGCAGCCGCGAAAGCTCCTGTTCTACAACGCATTCGACGCGGTCGACACGGTCAAGCTGCAAGTCGTGCGCCTGCCTCTGGTGCCGATGATTGGCCCGGACGACGTTCCGGAAATCGACGAATCGCAACACATGGGATTGGTCAACTGGATGCTGTTCCGCGCATTCACGAAGCCGGATCCCGACACGAAGGACAAGGTCAAGGCGAAGGATTACCTCGATCTGTTCGAGCAGCAATTCGGCAAGCGCAGTTCCGCCATCGACGAGACGTGGATTCAGCGCGAGCATGGTTACGATGAATTCGAGGGCCTGTTTTAACCACTCGCTAGGAGTCCTGCAATGTCCAATACTCTGTATGACAAGGGCCGGCAACGGTTCCTCGAAGGATCGTTCAACTGGTCGTCGGATACGATCAAGATCTACCTGATCGACACCGGCCAATACACCGCGAACTTCACGTCGAACGAATACCTCGCCGACGTTGCGGCCGGCTCGCGCATCGCCGGCCCGGTCACGCTGACCGGCAAGACGACGACGGGAGGCGCGGCCGACGGCGCGGACGTCACGTTCTCCGCCGTCTCCGGCGTCTCGATCGAGGTCATCCTCATCATCAAGGACACGGGTGATGCGGCGACGAGTCCGCTGATCGCCTACATCGACACGGCGACCGGCCTGCCAATCACTCCGAACGGTGGCGACATCATCGTGACGTGGGACAACGGGACGAACCGCATCTTCAAGCTGTAAGGAGCGGGAATGCCGCACACCATCGGAATCGGGGCGATCTTCGGGATCGTCTCGGAGGACGGCGTTGCCAAGTCGGGAGGTCGGATCGGGCTCTACGATCGCTCGACGATGCAACTCGTCAAGAAAACGACCGCCGACGCGCTCGGCGGCTACGTTTTCACGGGGCTCGACCCGACGACGACGGACTATCTCGTTCTCGCTGTCGACGACGATGGTTCGCCGGCCAAGAACGCACTCGTTCAGGACTACATTCAGCCGATCCCGGCGCACATGGGGTCGTCGTGGCTCGGGAACTGGCGATGGCTCGCCGGTCAGAAGGCGGTCATTGGGATGGCGGTCCCGCACGGG